CGATCTGTTGCCCTGGAAAGTTGATCTGAGCTCTCAGTAAATATCAATACGGTTCTGACGAGTCGCTTACAAACAAAAGGCTGGTTAACATGAAAAAAATGGCAATTGTCGATAAAAAGGGTCTGGAGTACATTCCTAATATCGATCGTATGATCCGTGAGAAAGAATGTCGGGAGCTAACCACTCTTGCGAACAGCACACGCTGGAAGCTGGAGAAGGAAGGAAAATTTCCTAAGCGGATCAAGATTGGTTCCACTGCTGTTGCATATCGTCTTTCAGAAGTGCAGGCATGGATTAGGGGAGAGTGGTAAGAATTTAGACAGTGGATGTAATCCTATGGGGTAAACCCATAGGATTTGAAATCACTTAAATTCAAATACGTGCGTAGTTGATGAGATTATATAATTAGGTGGTAAGTATTGAACTATTTCTCCATCTTCTTCAAAAATATGAATAACTCTTGGGAATAATTCAGGGTGTATAGGATTTAATGCCTTCGGATTATGAAACATGTATATTGCTGTACACCATGGTTCTTGATATGAAGGTGCATTGACAAGAGCAGTAAAAGGCATTGGGGTACAGCCTTCATCAGTTTTAATACCTCTAACGATGGATTTGACATTTTTTTGTTCAATCCCTGCCACTACTCCCATCCTATCAAATTTTGGGATGGTGGCATGTGTCGCAAGTAATATGGCTGAGACATTCTCATTTTTATTAGAGCCGAAAAAATTAGATTGTATACTTCGATTTTCAAATAAATGTTGTTCAATTTTACTTCCAGAATCCATATCTACACCATACAGATAGCTTTGTAGTGCTGGCATTGATATACTCATCGAAAATCTGCGTGAGTAATCGTGTAAAGCAATAATGAAAGGCTTTCCTTTTGTATGATCTAGTTCCCAATAGCATAATTTTAAGGGTTCAGGTTTATGCCTAACTTTCTTTAATAGAGTGCGGGCAAATTTGAATGGCATTTGTTCTTTTACATATCTCTGAAGATCTTCTACTGCCTCATGATCAAGTATCAATTTCTCGGTAGGTTCCTCTTGTTCTGCAACTGTGGCAGCTTCTACAGCAATATCAATGCCATTTTTTGAGATAATATAATCAGGTTGAGCATAATCTCTGCATATTACGAAATCCATTTCGTAGAAAACTGCGTTTAGATAAAGTTCGAATAAGCGAGAGTTAAATGAAGCACTCTGGAAATCTCTGATGAATATTCCATCAGGATCTTTACACCAATAAGCTAACTCTTGCATAACAATAAATGCAGGATAGTGTTTGGGTTCCTCAAGTAGCATTCTTAGATAAACGTTTTTTTTATGTTCTGGAACTTTGGCTAGGAATATTGAAAATGCCGACTCTGATTCGTCACCCTGTATAAAACAACCGTTCTTGTGTAGTGATAATAGCTCTGGTATGGCTTTTTCCATATCAGTAATTAAATCATCTTTAGATTCACGGGATACAATTACTTTAATCGCTCTAAATTTTTTATCTAAATCCCTACCTAGAAATATAGCGTTGTAATCATTATCTATTTTACAAAAAACAATTGTTGCTAAGATCGTGACATCATCCTTTATAAATTTGAACCAACAGATTTCCTCCGAAAAGGTTTTTACGTATGGTGTACGACCATAGAAAAATACATCAAATTGTTCTTTACTGATTTCTAGCATTTTGTGACTTGTTGTCATAGAAGAATCCTTTATGCAAATTATCAGCCTTTAGGTGTTATTCCTTGTTTTATTAGTTCGGCACGAGCCAGTTCTTTTAGCCAGTTACCTAAGCTCATCCCTTCTTTGGCAGCGACATTAACCATTTGTTCTTTTAATTCTGGGTTAATACGGACTTGGAATGCTGGTGCTTTACCTGCACCTTTCGGTTGTTTATCACGTTGAATGATAGTTGACATGTGTGTACCTATTGCTTAGTATGATTCTTGATAGGTACACACCTTATCATGTTTTATTGCTATATAACAACGCCCTGCAGTGCTCGCAACACATACAGGGCGTCTAACCACCAACGATAGCAACAGTATCGAGGTAGCTATGAGAAATCATACCACACACCCGCAAGGGCGGGATTCGCACAACCTGAATAAATACATCTGGCGTTTTATCGCCCTGAGCACCGCACAACCACGCGTAATACACATCGAGGCCGCCAGCGAACAGGAAGCCCGCCAGCAATCCCCAACTGGCTACGTGATGATATTCGCCGCCCGTATTCGTCAGGAGGTGTGCCGTGCTTAAAACCTTCCGTGTATTTGCCCGAGCTGTTAACCCACTGGGCCACACAATTGGTATCACTCAGAACGTGAAGGCTGTTAATGTTCAGACGGCTATTGCTGCGGTGAGAAGCGAATCATCAGAATATGGCTTATCACAAGTCATTATTTCAGCAGTGTATGAATTAAAAGAGGTGCATTAATGCAGGAAATCACATTACACGAAGCCGCTGAACGTGCGCACCAGACAGAAATTATTTGCCGCCTTCTTGAGGTATACCCGAACAAAATTACAGATGCTGATATATCCGCGCTGGCGAGCCTACTGGCGCGCCTTTCGGGAAGTGTCGCTAGTTTCCTGATTGAGGAAGAAAGTAAGCTGGTGGGGGATTAAATGAATACAGAACGGGAAGTCTTTTTTAAATTGTTAGCATGTGCAGAAAGTTCATTAACTTTAAATAATTCAGCAAAAGCAATATTAAATATGTGGCTTGATTGCATAAATGACAATGAAGATGCAAATATTGCTTATGGCCTGTTGTCACTTATTGATGAATCAGCAGAAAAACTCAATGACGCAATAAATAGTGCCCTGCTATCAAATAAGTCGAGTTAAGTCGAGGAATAAATAATATGGAAATGAAAAATTCTGGCTTTATTGCCAGCGGCCCCGCTCGGCCTGAATTTATGAACGGCGATATTTACCGCGATAAATACGGCGGCACGGTAACGATTAAAGGCGTGGCAGAACGGCGCATCACTTACCGCCGTGAGGGGTATAGCTATGACTGCGTGATGCCTGTTTATCAGTTCCGGCGTGATTTTTCCCTGGTATATGCCGCACCCCGCAGTAAGCCCATCAGCAGGGAAAAAGCGCGGGGAAACATCCAGAAAATGAAAAGCATGATTAACGCATTCAGGGGCAAAAAATGAAACTGGCACCGAACTTAAAAAAACAGCCACGCGACAGACTGACAGAGGTAATCATCTTTGCAGGTAGTGATGCGTGGAGCCATGCGAAAGAGTGGCGGGAATGGGCGGGTAAACATATTGCCGCCGACGATGTGCCGCCTGTCGTGCTGGCTGATGAGCAACTGAAAAATATCACCGATTACCGGATCATTGATGAAGATCGTCAGTGTGTGCGTGTTTACCGCGCAGGACATATCACAGAGCACAGCATGACGCAGATTGTTACGTTACTGGCTGTGGCTGGAGTGAAGACCGTACACGAATACGCGGGGATTACTGACACCAGCCCAGTGGATTTATCCGAGCAGTTGCCGCGACTCAAAGAGGAATGCGAGCGTGGGGAAAGTCTGGTGCTTAATCTTCCGACGAAGCAAAAGGCGCAACTTTCACAGATGGCAGACAGTGAACGTGCACAACTACTTGCCGATCGCTTTGATGGTGTGTGTGTTCATGCAGAAAGTGAAATCGTCCACGTATGGCGCGGCGGGGTATGGTGTCCGGTCAGCACAATGGAGCTGAGCCGCGAAATGGTGGCGATCTATTCAGAGCACAGGGCCACGTTCAGCAAACGTGTAATCAATAACGCCGTGGAAGCGTTAAAAGTTATTGCCGACCCCATGGGGGAGCCGTCCGGTGATTTGCTACCGTTCACTAATGGTGTGCTTAACCTGAAAACGGGGGAATTTTCTCCGCACTCGCCGGAGCACTGGAGCACCACGCACAATGGCATTGAGTACACGCCACCAGTAGCAGGGGAAAACATCCGCGATAATGCGCCAAATTTCCATAAATGGCTTGAACATGCTGCAAGAAAAGACCCGCGTAAGATGATGCGTATATGTGCCGCGTTATACATGATTATGGCGAACCGCTACGACTGGCAGATGTTCATTGAGGCCACCGGAGACGGGGGAAGCGGTAAGAGTACATTTACCCATATTGCCACCCTGCTTGCTGGCAAACAGAACACCGTAAGCGCGGAGATGACATCACTCGATGATGCAGGAGGGCGCGCGCAGGTTGTCGGGAGTCGTCTTATCGTCCTTGCCGATCAGCCGAAATATACGGGGGAAGGCACGGGCATCAAGAAAATCACGGGAGGCGATCCCGTTGAAATTAACCCGAAATATGAGAAGCGATTCACGACGATAATAAGGGCGGTGGTACTGGCAACCAATAACGACCCGATGATCTTTACCGAACGGGCCGGAGGTGTGTCACGCCGTCGGGTGATTTTCCGGTTCGACAACATTGTAAGGGAGGACGAAAAAGACAAGGAATTACCGGAAAAGATAGCGGCAGAAATCCCCGTAATTATCCGCCGCTTGCTGGCTAATTTTGCTGCCCCTGAAAAGGCACGGGCTTTATTACTGGAACAGCGTGACGGTGATGAAGCTCTGGCAATAAAGCAGCAAACGGATCCGGTTGTTGAGCTTTGCGCGGCGCTGGAGTTTCTGGAGGAAGCTCGTGGGCTAATGATGGGCGGTGGTGGTGACACCGTGAAGTACACGACCAGAAACAGCCTTTACCGTGTCTATATGGCCTTCATGGCATACACAGGAAAGGGGAAATGTTTGAGCGTGAATGAGTTCGGAAAGGCTATGAGGTCAGCGGCGAAAGTTTACGGATATGAATATATTACGCGAAAAGTTAAGGGAGTCACGCAGACCAACGCAACGACTACTGATGATTGCGATGCGTTTTTATAAAAAATGGCAATGGTTATCTACCTTGTCTACCTGACTGAAAGAAAATACTTTTATTTCAATGTATTAATGCAGGTAGATAACTATTTTTCACTGTCTACCTGTTATCTACCTTATCTACCCATTTTTGTAGACAGGTAAGGAGACGGGTAGAGATGAGGTAGACAGCTATTTGGGGCTGTCTACCTCCCTGAAACCCGCGCCATTACTGGCCTGATAACTAATCAGGTAGACAAGGTAGACAAGGTGGTGGTGCACAAAAAACTTTTTAAACGAGGGGGTAAAAATAAAAATGCACACATCAGGAAAACTGAACAAACATATAAAGCCACATTACCGCGCCCTTGATATGGCTGAACACTGGCTAAGGGTGGCGATTAAGGCAATAGACCGCAACGCCGGGGAAGGATACGCGAAAGCACATCCCGAACTGATAAGCGCATTCATGACAACGGCGGCTGCAAACTTTGCCACGCTGACCGAACGGGAGATTGCTGAAGCGGAGGAAGTGACAACAATCAATATTAAGTCCGGAGAGCAGGCAGCATGACGGCGCAAATATCAGTTTACGGGCGGTTGGTGGACGACCCGCAGACAAAACAGACCAGCAAGGGCACCCCCATGACGCTGGCGCGTATGGCGGTATCACTGCCCTGCAGTCAGTCGGATGACGGTCTGGCGACGTTGTGGTTATCTGTCCTGGCGTTTGGCAGACAAGCCGACGCGCTGGCAAAGCATCACAAAGGCGAACTCCTGAGCGTGGCGGGTAACATGCAGATGAGCCAGTGGACTGGACAGAACGGCGAAACGCGGCAGGGCTGGCAGGTTATCGCAGACAGCGTAATCAGTGCGCGATCGGTGCGACCGGGCGGCAAAAAAGGCCAACAGGGGCAGGCTACTGACGCACTGAACAGAGCAAAACAACAGGCAGATCAGCAAGGAAGCCAGCCACCAGAGGGAGATAATGAGCAATGGGGAGATGATATCCCGTTTTAAATATTGCCAATAAAAAAAGCCGGAAAAAATAAATTTTCCGGCATGCTACATAAATCCCGACCAAAGGGAGTGAAGATATTAACACTAATTGTCCGCACTGAAGTTGTCACCCCAAAACTTTATACAACATTGCACTCGGTTGCATGTGTTCGCATGACAAATATCGGTGATAGCATATATCCACAATTATTTTTAATGAATGCAAAGAGGATGCGTATGGTTGATTTATATTCGCCTACCCAGCTTGTACAGGTGGTTAATGCTGTAGATGTACAAAAACAACTAAATGCGTTGTTTACCAGTTTGTTTTTTACTCGCTCGGTAATGTTTGGATCGCGCGATATTATTCTTGATACAATCGACGATCCAAATATCCCAATTGCAGCGTTTTGTTCTCCTATGGTGGGTAGTAAAGTTTCACGTGACGAAGGGTACGAATCAAAAACAATTCGTCCAGGCTATATGAAGCCGAAAAGCAGCATTGATCCAAATAAGTTAGCTGTGCGCCCTGCTGGTGTATCACCTGAGCAATACAATGCTTTTGGGGCGCGTAATATTAAAGTTAAACAGGCGATTGTAAATCAAGCTAAAGCTATTCGTGCACGTATTGAATGGCTTGCCGTTCAGGCAATCACAACGGGGAAAAATATCATTGAGGGCGATGGTATTGAACGTTATGAGCTGGACTGGAATATTAAACCACAAAATATCATCACTCAGTCTGGCGGTACTGAGTGGTCAGGTAAGGATAAAGAAACTTTTGATCCAAATGATGATATTGAGAGCTACGCAGAATTTAGTGAGGGCGTCACTAATATCATCATTATGGGCGGTAATGTATGGAAGAAATACCGTTCATTCAGAGCGATAAAAGAGGCTCTGGATACCCGTCGTGGTTCTAATTCCGAACTGGAAACGGCCCTTAAAGACCTTGGTGATTCGGTGAGTTTTAAAGGATATATGGGCGATGTTGCGATTGTTGTTTACAGCGGGCGTTATACCGACGAGGACGGAACTGAAAAACATTTCCTTGATCCTGATTTGATGGTGCTTGGCAATACGGCTCTTCAGGGGATTGTCGCCTATGGCGGTATTCAGGATCCGGAGCTAATCCGAATGGGGCTGACTAAAGCCGAACTTGCACCGAAAAACTATATTGTGCCTGGTGATCCGGCTATTGAATATGTGCAGACACATTCAGCACCACAGCCAATACCGGCCCGCATCAATCGTTTTGTTACCGTTCGCATTGGCTAAGGGGGAGCAATGGCTACTCATTACACTGAACTCATGGCTGGCACTGAAGCACTGGTGACTACGCTGGGGATATTTTCAGCTAATAAAGGGGTAATTCCTGCATTTACGCCACTGATGCAGGAAGATGCAACAGGTGCACTGGTGGTATGGGATGGTTCGAGCGTAGGTAAAGCGGTTTATGTTTCCGCTGTACAAATCGACACCGCGAAAAAAACACAGGCTCAGGTCTATAAGACAGGTGTCTTAAATGTTGATGCTCTGAACTGGCCTGAGTCTGTAAAAGAACTGTCAGTAAAGATTGCAGCGTTTGTTGGCTCAGGTATTTCTGTTCAGCCGCTGGCTCGTGTGTAAAGGGGGATACAATGCAAAATGATTACAATGACCTTAAGCCAATTGCCGAAATGATGTACCCGAATCCAGCTGTAGAGGAATTAAAAGCTATCGCTGACAAAATGTGTTTAAGCGAGCGCCTTGTTGATATGAATCAGGTGATGGAAATTACAACCCTGAGTCGGCGTACACTGCTAAACCTTGAGGCTAGTGGAGAGTTCCCGGAGCGTGTGCAGGTTACGGAAGGGCGTAAGGCCTGGTATTTAAGTGAAGTGATCGACTGGATAAATAATATTCCTCGCGCTTCTGAATATTGCCGCGTACCTGTCCCAAAAAAGCCAGATGCGGCGCTATGCCTCAAGATTGAGCGTGTACGCCGCAATGCACGGGATGGTCGCTATAAGCTGATTGGTTGATGAAATTAGGGCCCGCTCTGGCTGGCGGGTCCTTTCCGGCGATCTGACAGGCTACGGGGCGTCAGGCGCGCGGATTTTCGCTATTTATGAAAATTTTCCGGTTTAAGGCGTTTCCGTTCTTCTTCGTCGTAACTTAATGTTTTTATTTAAAATACCCCCTGAAAAGAAAGGAAACGACAGGTGCTGAAAGCGAGCTTTTTGGCCTCTGTCGTTTCCTTTCTCTGTTTTTGTCCGTGGAATGAACAATGGAAGTCAACAAAAAGCAGCTGGCTGACATTTTCGGTGCGAGTATCCGTACCATTCAGAACTGGCAGGAACAGGGAATGCCCGTTCTGCGAGGCGGTGGCAAGGGTAATGAGGTGCTTTATGACTCTGCCGCCGTTATAAGATGGTATGCCGAAAGGGATGCTGAAATTGAGAACGAAAAGCTGCGCCGGGAAGTTGAAGAACTGCGGCAGGCCAGCGAGACAGATCTCCAGCCAGGGACTATTGAGTACGAACGCCATCGACTTACGCGTGCGCAGGCCGACGCACAGGAACTGAAGAATGCCAGCGAAACAGGTGAGGTAATTGACACTGCATTTGCGACTTATGCCTTGTCGAAATTAACTGGGGAAGTTGGAGCAATCATTGATAGTCTTCCACTTGCGATCTGTCGACAGTTTCCTGGCATGGAAAAACGGTATCAGGACTTCATTAAGATGGAGGTCAGTAAAGCATTTATTCGAGCTTACCAGATCTCAGATAACATTCCAGATATGGCTGAAAGGTATATCAAGGATAATCAGCGAAGTTAAAACAAATGAAACCATAGGTAGGAAGAGTGCTTAGGTGGTTCTTTGTTGCTTAAAAGTCGCCAGTAAAACTGGCGATAGATTTTATTTGTCAAAAGCATTTGACCTTTTAAGGTAGTGGTACTATGGATATTTTTCTGTCGTTCCCAAATGAACTTTTAAATAATTTCGCTCTTGGATACATTTTAACTAGTGATGCGACTTCATCGAACTCGCTGGCATCAAAAAGAGGACCAAGTATTACAGATTTTAACTCAAAAGGGTGAAATTTTAAGTCGCTATATTGACCAGTGCTATTTGGCCTAGCGTAGGTTGAAATTCTCCACTCTCTTTCATATGCCCATTCTTCTGTTTTTATGAATATTATCTCATTATTGATATATTCAATTGACTTATTGTCTGGCATGAAAAGCAACTCGGCCATCCCTTCAGCAGTGTGAGTTAGAGGCATTTCATCTGTGTATTTCATAGGTTTGGCTATTAACCAAGCGCTATCCAGAAAGTCTACACAATCAAATTCGATAACTATACCTTTATATTTATCGGCATAGTGATTCCACATAGGAGTGATTATAGGGCTCTCAGATAAACACAAAATCCTTCTGTTATTAAGCATTCCTCGCCAGACATCTTTCATTTCTTGTATTGCCGCAGGAGCGCCAATCCCAACTGGTGGAATGTTTACCATTTCTTGAAATCTTTCAATTAATCCTGCGGGTATGCCTAAAGGAAATGACTTTTGGAAATCACTTAGCATTGTTCTAATTCTAGGGTTTAAATTTTGTATGTCTTCTCTGGGGGTAATCAACTCCGCTATTAACTTGCGGGCTAAAGCTTTGCCAATATTAATTTCGTTAATACCAGGCATAACTTCTCTTGGAACATCAAAAGGGTCATTAAATAGGACCGGAGAACTCCATCTAAGGCTGCATGAATCAAGAACAATCTTCGCGGTATTCAACGACATATACTTATAAAATGTTGAGCGTTCATGCATTCTGTTGGGTGAGCGCATAGATTCCTCTTGTTAAATGAGTGATGGTTTTCATCCATGTATTGCACGTTGTATTGCATTCAAGGATTTTCCATTTCAATTCTATAGCTAAAACGTAATCAAATCATTCACATCCTTTCATATTTGACTCATGTAGCCGAAGCATGAGGTGAATCCGCAGATGACCCTGCGTCGCCTGCCGGATGAAGATCCGCAGAATCTGGCGGACCCGGCTTACCGCCGCCGTCGCATCATCATGCAGAACATGCGAGACGAAGAGCTGGCCATTGCTCAGGTCGAAGAGATGCAGGCAGTTTCTGCTGTGCTTAAGGGCAAATACACCATGACCGGTGAAGCCTTCGATCCGGTTGAGGTGGATATGGGCCGCAGTGCGGCGAACAACATCACACAGTCCGGTGGTACGGAGTGGAGCAAGCGTGACAAGTCCACGTATGACCCGACCGACGATATCGAAGCCTATGCGCTGAACGCCAGCGGAGTGGTGAATATCATCGTGTTTGATCCGAAAGGCTGGGCGCTGTTCCGTTCCTTCAAAGCCGTCAAGGAGAAGCTGGATACCCGTCGCGGCTCTAATTCCGAGCTGGAGACAGCGGTAAAAGACCTGGGCGAAGCGGTGTCCTATAAGGGGATGTATGGCGATACGGCGATCGTCGTGTATTCCGGACAGTACGTGGAAAACGACGTCAAAAAGAACTTCCTTCCGGACAACACGATGGTGCTGGGGAACTCTCAGGCACGCGGTCTGCGCACCTATGGCTGCATTCAGGATGCGGACGCACAGCGCGAAGGTATTAACGCCTCTGCCCGCTACCCGAAAAACTGGGTGACCACCGGCGATCCGGCGCGTGAGTTCACCATGATTCAGTCAGCACCGCTGATGCTGCTGGCTGACCCTGATGCGTTCGTGTCCGTACAACTGGCGTAATCATGGCCCTTCGGGGCCATTTTCTCTCTGTGGAGGAGTCTATGACGAAAGATGAACTGATTGCCCGTCTTCAGGTGCTGGGTGAGCAACTGAACCGTGATGTCAGCCTGACGGGGACGAAAGAAGAACTGGTGCTCCGTGTGGCAGAGCTGGAAGAGGAGCTTGATGACACGGATGACGCTGCCGGTCAGGACACATCTGTCAGCCCGGAAAATGCGCTGACCGGACATGAAAATGAGGTTGTATCAGCGCAGCCGGATACCGTGACTGATACGGCTGATCTGGTCACGGTTGTGGCACTGGTGACGCTGCATACTGATGCACTTCACGCCACGCGGGATGAGGCTGTGGCATTTGTGCTGCCGGGAACGGCGTTCCGTGTCTCTGCCGGTGTGTCAGCTGAAATGACAGAGCGCGGCCTGGCCAGAATGCAATAACGGGAGGCGCTGTGGCTGATTTCGATAACCTGTTCGATGCTGCCATTGCCCGCGCCGATGAAACGATACGCGGGTACATGGGAACGTCAGCCACCATGACATCCGGTGAGCAGTCCGGTGCTGTGATACGTGGTGTTTTTGATGACCCTGAAAATATCAGCTATGCCGGACAGGGCGTGCGCGTTGAAGGCTCCAGCCCGTCCCTGTTTGTCCGGACTGATGATGTGCGGCAGCTGCGGCGCGGCGACACGCTGACCATCGGTGAGGAAAACTTCTGGATAGACCGGATTTCGCCGGATGATGGCGGAAGCTGTCATCTCTGGCTTGGGCGGGGCGTACCGCCTGCCGTTAACCGTCGCCGCTGAAAGGGGGATGTATGGCCATAAAAGGTCTTGAGCAGGCCGTTGAAAACCTCAGTCGTATCAGCAGAGCGGCGGTGCCCGGTGCCGCCGCAATGGCCATTAACCGCGTTGCTTCATCCGCGATATCGCAGTCGGCGTCACAGGTTGCCCGTGAGACAAAGGTACGCCGGAAACTGGTAAAGGAAAGGGCCAGGCTGAAAAGGGCCACGGTCAAAAATCCGCAGGCCAGAATCAAGGTTAACCGGGGGGATTTGCCCGTAATAAAGCTGGGTAACGCGCGGATTGTCCTGTCCCGACGCAGGCGTCGTAAAAAGGGGCAGCGTTCAGCCCTGAAAGGTGGCGGCAGCGTGCTTGTGGTGGGAAACCGTCGTATTCCCGGCGCGTTTATTCAGCAACTGAAACATGGCCGCTGGCATGTCATGCAGCGTGTGGCCGGGAAAAACCGTTACCCCATTGATGTGGTGAAAATCCCGATGGCGGTGCCGCTGACCACGGCGTTTAAACAGAATATTGAGCGGATACGGCGTGAGCGTCTTCCGAAAGAGCTGGGCTATGCGCTGCAGCATCAACTGAGGATGGTAATAAAGCGATGAAACATACTGAACTCCGTGCAGCCGTACTGGATGCACTGGAGAAGCATGACACCGGGGCGACGCTTTTTGATGGTCGCCCCGCTGTTTTTGATGAGGAAGATTTTCCGGCAATTGCCGTTTATCTCACCGGCGCTGAATACACGGGCGAAGAGCTGGACAGCGATACCTGGCAGGCGGAGCTGCATATTGAAGTTTTCCTGCCTGCTCAGGTGCCGGATTCAGAGCTGGATGCGTGGATGGAGTCCCGGATTTATCCGGTGATGAGCGATATCCCGGCACTGTCAGATTTGATCACCAGTATGGTGGCCAGTGGCTATGACTACCGGCGCGACGATGATGCGGGCCTGTGGAGTTCAGCCGATCTGACTTATGTCATTACCTATGAAATGTGAGGACGCTATGCCTGTACCAAATCCTACAATGCCGGTGAAAGGTGCCGGGACCACCCTGTGGGTTTATAAGGGGAGCGGTGACCCTTATGCGAACCCGCTTTCAGACGTTGACTGGTCGCGTCTGGCAAAAGTTAAAGACCTGACGCCCGGCGAACTGACCGCTGAGTCCTATGACGACAGCTATCTCGATGATAAAGATGCAGACTGGACTGCGACCGGGCAGGGGCAGAAATCTGCCGGAGATACCAGCTTCACGCTGGCGTGGATGCCCGGAGAGCAGGGGCAGCAGGCGCTGCTGGCGTGGTTTAATGAAGGTGATACCCGTGCCTATAAAATCCGCTTCCCGAACGGCACGGTCGATGTGTTCCGTGGCTGGGTCAGCAGTATCGGTAAGGCGGTGACGGCGAAGGAAGTGATTACCCGCACGGTGAAGGTCACCAATGTGGGACGTCCGTCGATGGCAGAAGATCGCAGCACGGTAACAGCGGCAACCGGCATGACCGTGACGCCTGCCAGCACTTCGGTGGTGAAAGGGCAGAGCACCACGCTGACCGTGGCATTCCAGCCGGAAGGCGCAACCGACAAGAGCTTCCGTGCGGTGTCAGCGGATAAAACAAAAGCCACCGTGTCGGTCAGTGGTATGACCATCACCGTGAATGGCGTTGCTGCAGGCAAGGTCAACATTCCGATTGTATCCGGTAATGGTGAGTTTGCTGCGGTTGCAGAAATCACCGTCACCGCCAGTTAATCCGGAGAGTCAGAGATGTTCCTGAAAACCGAATCATTTGAACATAACGGTGTGACCGTCACGCTTTCTGAACTGTCAGCCCTGCAGCGTATTGAGCATCTCGCCCTGATGAAACGGCAGGCAGAACAGGCGGAGTCAGACAGCAACCGGAAGTTTACTGTGGAAGACGCCATCAGAACCGGCGCGTTTCTGGTGGCGATGTCCCTGTGGCATAACCATCCGCAGAAGACAAAGCAGCCTTCCATGAATGAAGCCGTTAAACAGATTGAGCAGGAAGTGCTTACCACCTGGCCCACAGAGGCAATTTCTCATGCTGAAAACGTGGTGTACCGGCTGTCTGGTATGTATGAGTTTGTGGTGAATAATGCCCCTGAACAGGCAGAGGACGCCGGGCCCGCAGAGCCTGTTTCTGCGGGAAAGTGTTCGACGGTGAGCTGAGTTTTGCCCTGAAACTGGCGCGTGAGATGGGGCGACCCGACTGGCGTGCCATGCTTGCCGGGATGTCATCCACGGAGTATGCCGACTGGCACCGCTTTTACAGTACCCATTATTTTCATGATGTTCTGCTGGATATGCACTTTTCCGGGCTGACGTACACCGTGCTCAGCCTGTTTTTCAGCGATCCGGATATGCATCCGCTGGATTTCAGTCTGCTGAACCGGCGCGAGGCTGACGAAGAGCCTGAAGATGATGTGCTGATGCAGAAAGCGGCAGGGCTTGCCGGAGGTGTCCGCTTTGGCCCGGACGGGAATGAAGTTATCCCCGCTTCCCCGGATGTGGCGGACATGACGGAGGATGACGTAATGCTGATGACAGTATCAGAAGGGATCGCAGGAGGAGTCCGGTATGGCTGAACCTGTAGGCGATCTGGTCGTTGATTTGAGTCTGGATGCGGCCAGATTTGACGAGCAGATGGCCAGAGTCAGGCGTCATTTTTCCGGTACGGAAAGTGATGCGAAAAGAACAGCGGCAGTCGTTGAACAGTCGCTGAGCCGACAGGCGCTGGCTGCACAGAAAGCGGGGATTTCCGTCGGGCAGTATAAAGCCGCCATGCGTATGCTGCCTGCACAGTTCACCGACGTGGCCACGCAGCTTGCAGGCGGGCAAAGTCCGTGGCTGATCCTGCTGCAACAGGGGGGGCAGGTGAAGGACTCCTTCGGCGGGATGATCCCCATGTTCAGGGGGCTTGCCGGTGCGATCACCCTGCCGATGGTGGGGGCCACCTCGCTGGCGGTGGCGACCGGTGCGCTGGCGTATGCCTGGTATCAGGGCAACTCAACCCTGTCCGATTTCAACAAAACGCTGGTCCTTTCCGGTCATCAGTCGGGTCTGACGGCAGATCGTATGCTGGTCCTGTCCAGAGCCGGGCAGGCGGCAGGGCTGACGTTTAACCAGACCAGCGAGTCACTCAGCGCACTGGTTAAGGCGGGGGTAAGCGGTGAGGCTCAGATTGCGTCCATCAGCCAGAGTGTGGCGCGTTTCTCCTCTGCATCCGGCGTGGAGGTGGACAAGGTCGCTGAAGCCTTCGGGAAGCTGACCACAGACCCGACGTCGGGGCTGACGGCGATGGCACGCCAGTTCCATAACGTGACGGCGGAGCAGATTGCGTATGTTGCTCAGTTGCAGCGTTCCGGCGATGAAGCCGGGGCATTGCAGGCGGCGAACGAGGCCGCAACGAAAGGGTTTGATGACCAGACCCGCCGCCTGAAAGAGAACATGGGCACGCTGGAGACCTGGGCAGACAGGACTGCGCGGGCATTCAAATCCATGTGGGATGCGGTGCTGGATATTGGTCGTCCTGATACCGCGCAGGAGATGCTGATTAAGGCAGAGGCTGCGTTTAAGAAAGCAGACGACATCTGGAATCTGCGCAAGGATGATTATTTTGTTAACGATGAAGCGCGGGCGCGTTACTGGGATGATCGTGAAAAGGCCCGTCTTGCGCTTGAAGCCGCCCGAAAGAAGGCTGAGCAGCAGACTCAACAGGACAAAAATGCGCAGCAGCAGAGCGATACCGAAGCGTCACGGCTGAAATATACCGAAGAGGCGCAGAAGGCTTACGAACGGCTGCAGACACCGCTGGAGAAATATACCGCCCGTCAGGAAGAACTGAACAAGGCACTGAAAGACGGGAAAATCCTGCAGGCAGATTACAACACGCTGATGGCGGCGGCGAAAAAGGATTATGAAGCGACGCTGAAAAAGCCGAAACAGTCCGGCGTGAAAGTGTCTGCGGGCGATCGTCAGGAAGACAGTGCTCATGCTGCCCTGCTGACGCTTCAGGCAGAACTCCGGACGCTGGAGAAGCATGCCGGAGCAAATGAGAAAATCAGCCAGCAGCGCCGGGATTTGTGGAAGGCGGAGAGTCAGTTCGCGGTACTGGAGGAGGCGGCGCAACGTCGCCAGCTGTCTGCACAGGAGAAATCCCTGCTGGCGCATAAAGATGAGACGCTGGAGTACAAACGCCAGCTGGCTGCACTTGGCGACAAGGTTACGTATCAGGAGCGCCTGAACGCGCTGGCGCAGCAGGCGGATAAATTCGCACAGCAGCAACGGGCAAAACGGGCCGCCATTGATGCGAAAAGCCGGGGGCTGACTGACCGGCAGGCAGAACGGGAAGCCACGGAACAGCGCCTGAAGGAACAGTATGGCGATAATCCGCTGGCGCTGAATAACATCATGTCAGAGCAGAAAAAGACCTGGGCGGCTGAAGACCAGCTTCGCGGGAACTGGATGGCAGGCCTGAAGTCCGGCTGGAGTGAGTGGGAAGAGAGCGCCACGGACAGTATGTCGCAGGTAAAAAGTGCAGCCACGCAGACCTTTGATGGTATTGCACAGAATATGGCGGCGATGCTGACCGGCAGTGAGCAGAACTGGCGCAGCTTCACCCGTTCCGTGCTGTCCATGATGACAGAAATTCTGCTTAAGCAGGCAATGGTGGGGATTGTCGGGAGTATCGGCAGCGCCATTGGCGGGGCTGTTGGTGGCGGCGCATCCGCGTCAGGCGGTACAGCCATTCAGGCCGCTGCGGCGAAATTCCATTTTGCAACCGGAGGATTTACGGGAACCGGCGGCAAATATGAGCCAGCGGGGATTGTTCACCGTGGTGAGTTTGTCTTCACGAAGGAGGCAACCAGCCGGATTGGCGTGGGGAATCTTTACCGGCTGATGCGCGGCTATGCCACCGGCGGTTATGTCGGTACACCGGGCAGCATGGCAGACAGCCGGTCGCAGGCGTCCGGGACGTTTGAGCAGAATAACCATGTGGTGATTAACAANGGACTGATGGCGATGGCGCGCCAGTTCCGTAACGTGACGGCAGAGCAGATTGCGTATGTTGCACAGCTGCAGCGTTCCGGAGACGAGGCCGGGGCATTGCAGGCGGCGAACGATATCGCCACGAAAGGCTTTGATGAGCAGACCCGTCGCCTGAAAGAAAACATGGGAACACTGGAGACCTGGGCGGATAAAACAGGGAAGGCATTCAAATCGATGTGGGATGCCATTCTGGATATCGGTCGTCCTGAATCCTCAGCGGATATGCTCGCCAGTGCGCAGAAGGCATTTGATGAGGCGGATAAAAAATGGCAGTGGTACCAGAGCCGGAGCCAGCGCCGGGGAAAGACCTCCTCTTTTCGTGCGAACCTTCAGGGGGCATGGGATGACAGGGAAAATGCCCGTCTGGGTCTGGCAGCGGCCACGCTGCAGTCGGATATGGAAAAAGCCGGTGAACTGGCGGCAAGGGACCGGGCTGAGCGTGAGGCGTCACAGCTGAAGTATACCGGAGAGGCGCAGAAGGCGTATGAGCGCCTGCAGACGCCGCTGGATAAATATACCGCCCGTCAGAAAGAGCTGAATAAGGCCCTGAAAGACGGAAAAATCCTGCAGGCGGATTACAACACGCTGATGGCGTCGGCAAAAAAGGATTATGAATCGACGCTGAAAAAGCCGTCCGGTGTGAAGGTGTCTGCCGGTGAGCGCCAGGAAGACCGGGCGCATGCAGCCATGCTGGCGCTTGAAACCGAGCTCAGGACGCTGGAAAAACACAGCGGTGTGAATGAGAAAATCAGCCAGCAGCGCCGGGATTTATGGGAAGCGGAAAATCAGTATGTGGTCCTGAAAGAGGCCGCCACGAAACGGCAGTTATCTGAGCAGGAAAAATCCCTGCTGGCTCATGAGAAAGAGACGCTGGAGTACAAACGCCAGCTGGCTGAGCTGGGAGACAAGATTGAACACCAGAAGCGGCTGAATGAGCTGGCACAGCAGGCGGCGCGGTTTGAACAGCAGCAGAGCGCGAAGCAGGCGGCAATCAGCGCAAAAGCCCGCGGCCTCACTGACCGTCAGGCGCAGCGGGAGTCGGAAGAGCAGCGCCTTCGTGAGGTGTACGGTGATAATCCGGCTGCGCTGGCGAAGGCCACATCTGCACTGAAGAACACCTGGTCTGCGGAGGAGCAGCTTCGTGGAAGCTGGATGGCCGGGATGAAGTCCGGCTGGGGCGAGTGGGCGGAAAGTGCGACGGACAGTTTTTCGCAGGTTAAAAACGCGGCCACGCAGACCTTTGACGGTATTGCACAGAATATGGCAGCGATGCTGACCGGCAGCGAACAGAACTGGCGGGGATTCACCCGTTCGGTGCTCTCCATGCTGACAGAAATTCTGCTTAAGCAGGCAATGGTGGGGATTGTCGGGAGTATCGGCAGCGCCATTGGCGGGGCTGTTGGTGGCGGCGCATCCGCGTCAGGCGGTACAGCCATTCAGGCCGCTACGGCGAAATTCCATTTTGCAACCGGAGGATTTACGGGAACCGGCGGCAAATATGAGCCAGCGGGAATTGTTCACCGCGGTGAATTCGTCTTCACGAAGGAGGCAACCAGCCGGATTGGCGTGGGGAATCTCTACCGGCTGATGCGCGGCTATGCCACCGGCGGTTATGTCGGTACACCGGGCAGCATGGCGGACAGCCGGTCGCAGGCGTCCGGGACGTTTGAGCAGAATAACCATGTGGTGATTAACAACGACGGCACGAACGGTCAGATAGGGCCACAGGCACTGAAGGCTGTTTATGACGTAGCCCGTAAGGCGGCAATGGATGTTGTGACCGGGCAGATGCGCGATGGTGGTCTGTTCTCCGGAGGTGGACGATGAAAACCTTCCGCTGGAAAGTGAAACCCGGTATGGATGTGGCTTCGGCCCCTTCTGTAAGAAAGGTGCGCTTTGGTGATGGTTATTTCCAGCGAGCGCCTGCCGGGCTGAATGCCAACCTGAAAACGTACAGCGTGACGCTTTCTGTCCCCCGTGAGGAGGCCACGGTACTGGAGTCGTTTCTGGCTGAGCACGGGGGCTGGAAAGCCTTTCTGTGGACGCCGCCTTATGAGTGGCGGCAGATAAAGGTGACCTGCGCAAAATGGTCGTCGCGGGTCAGTATGCTGCGTGTTGAGTTCAGCGCAGAGTTTGAACAGGTGGTTAACTGATGCAGGATATCCGGCAGGAAACACTGAATGAATGCACCCGTGCGGAGCAGTCGGCCAGCGTGGTGCTCTGGGAAATCGACCTGACAGAGGTCGGTGGAGAACGTTATTTTTTCTGTAATCAGCAGAACGAAAAAGGTGAGCCGGTCACCTGGCAGGGGCGACAGTATCAGCCGTATCCCATTCAGGGGAGTGGTTTTGAACTGAATGGCAAAGGCACCAGTACGCGCCCCACGCTGGCAGTCTCTAACCTGTACGGCATGGTCACCGGGATGGCGGAAGATCTGCAGAGTCTGGTCGGCGGAACGGTGGTCCGGCGTAAGGTTTATGCCCGTTTTCTGGATGCAGTGAACTTCGTCAACGGAAACAGCGACGCCGATCCGGAGCAGGAGGTGATCAGCCGCTGGCGCATCGAGCAGTGCAGCGAACTGAGCGCGGTGAGTGCCTCCTTTGTACTGTCCACGCCGACTGAAACGGATGGCGCTGTTTTTCCGGGTCGTATCATGCTGGCCAACACCTGCACCTGGACCTATCGCGGCGATGAGTGCGGTTATCACGGTCCGGCTGTCGCGGATGAATATGACCAGCCGACGTCCGATATCACGAAGGATAAATGCAGCAAATGCCTGAGTGGCTGTAAGTTCCGCAATAATGTCGGCAACTTTGGCGGCTTCCTTTCCATTAACAAACTTTCGCAGTAAATCCCATGACAGAGACAGAATCAGCGATTCTGGCGCACGCCCGGCGATGTGCGCCAGCGGAGTCGTGCGGCTTCGTGGTGAGAACGCCGGAAGGGGAAAGATATTTTCCCTGTGTGAATATCTCCGGTGAGCCGGAGGCGTATTTCCGTATGGCTCCGGAGGACTGGCTGCAGGCAGAGATGCAGGGTGAGATTGTGGCGCTGGTCCACAGTCACCCCGGTGGTCTGCCCTGGCTGAGTGAGGCCGACCGGCGGCTGCAGGTGCAGAGTGATTTGCCG